TTCTAGTGGATTAGATTTCCTATCCACTGTCCTACTAGGATAGATCCTGTAGTTATCAGCACCTTCAGATGCAACCTTATCTAAGAGTGCTTCGTGTCCAATAGTAGGAGGATTAAAACGACCAAATGTTAATGCGATATGTCCTAGACCTTCACCACCTTTCTCAGGAAGATGTGCATCTTCTGCTTCACCTTGGTTTGAACCAACAGCAGCCTGTTCTGCTTCTTTCTTATCCACAGCGACAAGACGCTCACCACCAACAGACTTGGCAACAATGTTCCCTGCCCTGTCAGCATAGTAACCGTGACCTGCGTGTGCAAGTCCTCTTTTAGCTGCAGCTTCACCTGCAACAGTACGTGCCTCAGATAAGAATTGACTTAACTTCATCGCAATATAATTGGTTGTCGTTTATTATTTATCACCCCCAGTTCTTCTCTATTGTGAAGTTGGCACGGGAAAATTCAACTCGATCAACAAGTTTGAGTGCCTTTCCTGATTTTATTGCCACAAATCCTTCGGGAGAAGTAACCTTAAACCCTTTGTCAGTCTTGAGATAGGTGCCTACGCTCTTTACTGAATTAAGTTTATTAATAACTATATTTTTTGCGGATATTAGGTTCATATAGGATGCCACAGTCATATAAACTGCCCTTGCATTCTGCTTTAAAAACTTTTGTCCGTCTGTTTTTATCTTTTGATATTTCTTTTTAGTAGTAGGTTGTTTAACTGAATTAATTTGCTTATCTAATAACGTGACATAGAACCCTTCAAATCCTGCTGCTACTTTTTGTACGTTAGTAATTGGTTTACCTGTTCTCACATAAGAGTTAAAGTACTGTTTGAATAGAGCAGAGAATAAAAACCTACCATCACCTGTGCCACCAAGTATATCTAAGAACTTAGATGCTTGCTTCAATGATCCGTGTGTCTTATTGACCTGAGCATTGAAGGCAGTCTTCTCTTTTGATGTGAACGTTGACTGTCCTGACACGTCCTTGAACGTAGCAGTACCTGAGAATACCTTAGTAGTCTTAGTAAAACTCCCACTAACATCACCCAATACTGCATTCATAGATGCCATATCAGAACCACTATATTTTGTATGGAATACAATACCAAACGATGCAGCATTAACTTCCTTATAGATATCAGATCCTTTCTCTACACAATAGGTAATAGTATTAGGTGTGAAAGCAATACAAGACTTACCATCTATGGTCTTCCTAACCTTATCACCATTACTGAATAACATATCACCTTGCAATACACCCTTGATATTAAGTGTACTTAGATACTTCAATGCTAGTTTTAATTTCTTTGCTAGTTCACCACTGTAACCGTGGAATGCTATATCACTCTCAACATATATGATCTTAGGATTAGTCTTATTGAATACTGATTTAGTTCCCACAAAGAAATTATCATTCTCAGGATTGATACCACATACAATAGCAGGTGCTCCATCCCATTTAGTAGTGACAGTGATAGCACTCTTGGGTTCTGTCAACATCTTTCCTAGTTCTTTCAGGAAAGCAATAGCATTCTTACCACCATTTGATCCTTGGTTTAGGATGTCATCTTCAAGATGTTCAAGGTGCGTGTTCTTAGCCATATTCTTATGCGTCCTCTAGTAGTGTAGCATTAGTTCTGCCTGACATCAAGGCTTTTGGGTAAATCCCCACACGTGCACCCTTATATTTCTGATCTAATACTGTAAATCCTCTGTCACCACGATAGGTAGCACCAAACGTTGCTTGATAACCATCGTTACGTTTGAATGCATTGACACCATTACTATCATTCCAGACAGTATGTTCCCATTTTAAATCCCAACAGTTCTCTCTCTTCTTATCTTCTTTCAAGAGTGCATTACCTTGACCTAAGACGTGACAATTATTCTTACCAAACTTTCCACCTGAATCAGGTCCAAATACTGCCATACGAATTAAATTATCATCCTTTACTGGTTTGTAAGTTGGTACTTGTAACTTATCATCTGTCACATATGCAGCAGTCTGTTGTAAGAAGGTCTGTGTCTCTTCGTGATTTGATATCTTTGATCCTGCTGACTTAGACAGACCACCATACTGTTGAAATGCTTTTGCACCACCTGTCTTCTTATGTGATATCCACATTATCTCTTTACCCTTCTGATCTACTATAGCAAAGTCTGCTTTAGGTGTACCCTTAATTGTTTTAACACCACAAGCATTACGAAACTCACCTACAGGTGTGCATAATGTTGCTGGACCTCTACACTTAAGCATCTCCTTCAGAAGTTTATCTAACTGTGTCATAGCAGCTTTCTCTGCTGAATATACATCAGTATTCTTTGCATCAGGTTTAACTATATGATTTAACGGTACCCATCCATTCTTACCATCTACATTTACATTCCCACAGTATTTGGATCTACCACATTCAGATATCTTATTTGATAAAAGTTTAACAGGATCACCCTTCCTACAAGTACAGGTAATCTTCTTCTTTGCCCGTGGACTAAAGAGTACAGTATCTTGTAATAATGTCAGCTCGAGCTTATCATACTCAGGATTGTCTGTAACGAGTCTCCTCCTAGCTGAATCTGAATCAATTCCTTTATCTGCCACTAAAATTGTACCAACCTGTCAAGATATATTTATCTTGTGAAGGGGATACAACTCCGTGATGTGGATGTGTCCAGTATGCTGGCCAGAATAATACATCACCACGGTTAGGTTTAAACTGTTCATTCTGTGTAGGGAATACTGTCTCTCCACCATCAGTAACAGTGTTTAGATATATCATCCAAGCAATAACTCTATACTCAGCATCACCATCTGATCCACCATCATTCTCACAATGTTCTTTAAAGTATCCTTCACCTGGTTTGTAATGTTGGATCTTAAAGTTAGGTGCTACTTGCCACGCTCCTATCTTATCTAAGAATGGAAACTCTTTGATGTATGCTTCACAAGTTTCTTTTAATACCCTAGCAACAGGTTTAAAAATGAACTGATCTACTAATAGATTTGATGAAAGAAATATCTCTGTACACTTCTTCTCATCTGGAGATACCCTCATAGAATCACCAAATCCTAGAAGACCTTCGACTTGTTTGTCTGGGTTCTGCTTAAAATAGTTAATTAAAAAGGTGCACTCGTGGGGTTCAAGTGCACCTAAGTTATTATGAATGTAATTCATTACCAAGTTTTAGCGTGTGTGTTAACATCACCTTCAACGTGATTGTGATCTATAGCATCTATATGAAGATGGTCTAGCTTCTCTGCAATTCTTTCAAGTGCAGTTGCAATTCTATCAAGATCAAGTTGTTCCATTTTAAATGTCTCCATCAGCACGGTTTTCGGATTTTTCAACACTAAATTCTTCATCAGGATACCTCGCTGCTAGTTTGACTGTGTTACGAATGATAACCTCTTCCATACGTACTCCTAATGCCATACAAGCATTAGCAGCGTACCACATAACGTCACCCAATTCTACGATAAGATGCTCTTTGTTTGCTTCATTATATGGTTTGCCTTGGAACTTCATCTTCTTGACGATCTCCATAAACTCACCAGACTCTGCAACTAAACCTGATGCAGCAGTATCTAACCTAGCAATGTTACATCCAGCAGTCTTAAGATCTTCATATCTCTCGATCAATTTATCATAGTTCTTAGACTCTTCACTAGTAACAAGGTCAACAAACTTAAGATAGTTATCTAAGTCTACCTCAAACTTCTTGTTCTTTTTGTTCTTTTTCTGCTTTGCTTCCTGACGTGCTTTTGCTTCTCTTGCTTTAGGTGTTGGTGGTTCACCAAATCCTTTTACAGTCTTGTCAATATCTTTAGGAGTTGGTACCTTAGTCTTACCAATGTTAGTCTTCATATCATCTTGCATCTGATCCTTCAGAGAAGCGTGATCAGGCAAGTCCACCTTATTGAGATCCTTTAGAACCTCATTTACATCTTTAGATTCAGTCATACTTTAAAGTCTTTGAATGAAGTTTTAGTTTCAGGAAGTATAGCAAGTATATTACCTGCTTCTACTTGTTCTTTAGTCTGATTAGCATCAACAATATCAGACTGATCCTTACAATCATACAACCTCATCTTGTTCCTGTCAATGCCTAGTGCAAATCTCTTGTTAGCAGTTGGGTCATTGTATCGGTTCTTCAGTTGCTTGACCATAATTTTATTCTCTGCTTCCAAATCTTCAGAGGATATAAGTGCAAACATAAAGTCAGCAGTAGCAGGGAGTCCAAAAGACTCACTGGTATCGGTAAGATCAACGTCTGAGTTTCCATAGCCTGCTCTCGTAGTTTGTGTTGCAGATATAATAGGGAGGTCTGCTTCTACAGCAAGTCCTCTCAGTTCTTCAGCGATTGCCTTCACATATGTGTATGAGTTAACTATCGCTCCTTTATATCTGGAACTGGCACAAATATTTAGGTAATCAATGTAGATTATGTCAGGAATGAAACTTTTTTTAATCGCTAACTCTTGAAGCAATGCTTTAAAATGTCCTACGTGTGCTGACGCAGTTGGATACTCCTTAACAATCAATCTACCTTGTGTTTTCTGCTGTAACTTCTCTATCTTATTATCAAACATAATCTTAGGTAGTTTCTCTAACTGCCTACAATCTACGTTCAATAGATTTGCATCTATCCTCTCTGCAATTTTCTCTTCAGCCATCTCCATCGTGATATAGAGTACGTTCTTGCCGAGAGATAAGTTACTAGCAGCACAGTGGCACATAAAGAGAGACTTACCCACACCAGTACCTGCAAGAGCAACGTTGAGAGTCTTGTTAGGAAGACCACCTTTTGTAATCTTGTTGAAGAATTCCAGATCGAAAGGTATTTTGTCCTCACGTCTGTGGTAGAAAGCGAATCTGTCTCCTGACTGTTCAAAATAATCGTGACCTACTGAATTATCGAAACTAACACCTAATGCATTACTTAATATAGATGGTATAGCATCTCTACTCATATCAGAATCATTCTGACCATCAGCGATCTGAATCGATTCTAATAGAGCAATGTAAATAGCACGATCACGACACCACTTTTCTGTAGTATCAACTAACCATTGGGACTCGTGTGGTTCCTCATTGAGGAAGGATATCTGATCCTTTATCTCCTTATACTGTGAATCATTTAGGTCAGAACGATTCTCTAACTCAATAGTAAGTGCTTCCTTACTAGGGAGTTGATCGTACTTGACCATATATTGTGATAGTTCTTCGAAGAGAACCTTATTATTAAACTGTTCAAAATATTCTTTCTTTAGATGTGGTAGGACTTGTCTTGTGTACTCCTTATTAAAGACCAGAGTATTAATAACCAGTCCTTCAATAGAATCAGACATAATGTGAATAGGTTCCTACTAGGTACTTGTCATCAGAAATAGTTGGTTCCCCCGAATGTGGGAAGCACCACAACGGAGGGAATATAAGAAGTCTACCTTGCTTAGGTTCAATTGTCAATCCATCAAACTTAGTTTCACCACCTTCCTCAACATCATTCAGATACCAGAACATAGTCAGGAACCTTTTAGCACTCTGGTGATCAGCAACATCAACGTGCTTCTCAAACCTATCATCAGTACCTTTACGATACTTCTTCATCCTAAACTGTTCTAATGAACTTCTGTTAGGG